TAATTTTTTAGGGGCGTGCAAGGAATGAATTTTAGGTAAAAAAATACCGCATTGATAAGGGTTGCGGTTGCCCTCGATAGTAGTAGTGCTTTCAATACTACCCACATTCTGCCCTGCTGGCAAGCTGTGATTTTTCCCATTAGTTGAAAAAGTGCGGTTATTTTTCAGTGGGTTTTGGTTAATTCTGCCAACAAATAACAAGGTGTCGCCATCGGTAAAACGTGAACGTGCTTGTTGTTCAGTATCGGCAAGAAGTCTGATTTTGATTTGAGGTGCGCGAATAAGCGCGAAAATGAATTGATACATTTTGCGTAACTCCAATTGTAAACACTTGAGAGTTACCGCGTAAAGTTTCGAGGCTTTGGCGGTAACGTGTAACGGTCTCGAAAACTGCGACAATTGGAACACAGCAAAGGGCGAACCTTTACCGCTACACGCTACCATTGAGAGAGATTTGTAGATTTGATCAATAAAAACAAAATCCGCAAATTCTTTGGGTGTGCGAATGTTACGCATAAAAAAACACGCTTTGGGCGTGCTCTGCGCCAATTGTAAATAAGTCGAGTTTCGAGGCTCGGCAATCGTTTTTTGCGACTGCGGGGAAATAATGCCAAATTTCACCGCACTTTGTAAAGGGTTTAAGTTGTAAAAATTTTCATTATTGATATAATATTTATGAATTAAGTTCATTTTAATTTCCTGTTTGAATTTAATTGCTTGTTCCAAATACGTTTCTATTTACGCCATAGTTTCTTTTTCCTCACTATGGCGTTTTTCTTTTCTATTAACCAATGATTAAGCACGTGCAGCCTTCTGTTCTTCAATCCATTTATTCACTTCTTCTAAATCCCAGCGGACAAAGTTTTTTGAAAAGCGGATTGGTTGAGGGAATTTCTTAGCTTTTACAAGCAAGTTGAGCTTGGTGCGACCAAAGCCAACAATATGGCAAGCGGTTTCACCAGAGATTAGTTTTTGGTTTGGATTTAAATTTAGATTCATAAGAAAATACCTATCGTTTGTTTAACACTGTGGAATAGCGTCCTATTCCGTTGAGTTGTTCGAACGATAGGTATTTTAGGAAGTAAGATTTGATAAACTGGAAATTTCCAGATTTTTCCAGTTTTTTCCAGTTTTTGAATTAATTAATTGTCTAATTCGACCGAGCTCACCCAGTTTTTTAATGTTTTTCCGCTAGGAAGATGCTTGGTTAGCCCTTTTGATTCAAAATCTCTTTGTATTACGCCATCTTTGCCTTTATCGCTATCATTTGGATCGTAAACGTGTGGGCGTGGATTCTCGGCGACTTCTGCACCATATTTGATTTGAAGTAAAGCCTTAATAAATTCATTTTTCTTATTTTCTGATGCAGTTGATTTTTTTACTTTACTATTCTTTTCTATTTGTTTTTGTAATTCTTCAATTTGTTTATTCTTGTCTCTAATTTGATTTTTTAATTTTTGAGTTTCTTCTTGCTGTTCATAGCTATCATCAATTACGGAAAATAATTTTAAAAATTCAATCATATCCTCGTGAATAATGTAAACATCTTCTAAATACAGTTCTGTTCTGTTTTCGCATATAGGTAAATGAAGATAAAGCCCAGAAAAAGTGTTTACGTAAATATCAGGAAATTCATCTATATAACCACACTCCATCAATTCTATTGTGTTGTATGGTTCAAATACCTCTTTAGAAAGAGGAAAATAGCCATTAAAAACAAGATTTCTAAAACGGTCTAGTTCTCCAGTGTAAAGCTTTATTTCATCATTTTCTGAAAAATATTTAGGGAGGTAGTAACAATCATTTAATATAATATCAATACTAAAATAAATATGATTTAGTTTTATTTGATAAATATTAAAATCTTCATTATGTTCTATTTTTGATTTTGTGTCCTTTTGGTTGAATTGTAAAAATATTTCTTCATTTCGAATATTTAGCATTTTATTATGTGGAATTTCTCGCTTATTTACTCTATCTATTTTATTTATTCTGCCATCAAGATGAATTGAGGCTTGCAAATCACCTGACTGAATATATTCTAACAAATCGTATTCTGAAATATTGATATTGTAATTTAACGATATGTATTTGACTGCATCGATAATTGAATATGCCTTTTTAGGTAAGAATTTTTGACTAACCATAAACGCCCCTTTAGCATTTGTCCTTATTGGTAGGAGCGCATCAACAAAGTAAGGTGCTTTGCTTTCGGGGATCAGCCTAGATGCGCTTTATTTGATTAATTATTCCTTTACTTTAAATGGATAGTGATATTGCCTAATCGAGTTTCTTTTCCGTCATTTCCAATATGCGTTATTGTTCCGCTCATGAACGGTTTATTTTCCGCTTGTTTTTTCCTAAATTCATCTCCCATTTGCTCAAGGGTTTTCTCCATTATCATTTTTTCTTCTGCCTTTTTGATCGCTTTTTTTTCAATCCACCAAAACCATACAATAAAAGCGATAAATATAGGGACTGAATAAACCCCTAACGCTGCAATCATAAGAAAACACAAGAAAACTAAAAATATTATTAGTAACCCATCAAACATAAGCCGTTATCCGTTAAGCTTTTCATAAAAATATTTTATCAAAGTTTAGATGCGTTAAGCTACGGCTATTTTTTGTTCATCAGAAAAGTTTTATAATACCTTTGCTATAAGAATTTTGGCATATTCTTATAGTCTTCTAAACGTGAGCGGCTTACTTTTTCGGAAGTTTGCCGCAAACTTTAAGGAGGGGCGATCCACAAATGCCAAATTAACGTCCTGCATGTAAGTTTTTAGACAAAATAGCCCAACATTGTGAAATGTCGGGCTTTTCTATTATTTGAACGCTTTTTTTAATTCTTCTTCTGCAACTTCTTTTGCGATTCTTAGAGCCTGTGCCTCACCAGATTTAAAGCCTTTTTCCATATAATGGCGACCTTTCATTTTTACTGTGCCATATTCAACCATCCACCAGTAAAACGGATCTGATTTATCTTTTGTATTTTCCCCAATTTTTGCCATTCTACGGCCTTTAGATCGCATAACTCGAATTGCAGTGATACCACTTAAGCCATCTTTAGCTACCCTTGTTTTATGTCGAACGTTGTTTTTAATAGTTCCTTTTTGTCGGAAATTAGTGCTACTCTTCAACGTTGGAACATTCGGCTTGATTGTTTTTTCAATCGATTTGGCCGCGCTATTTAGTCCTTTTCTAATTGCTTTTGCAGCGACTTTGTTTATATCCTTGTTTAGTTTTTTTAAGTTTTGCTCAAGTTCTTTTAAGCCTTTTATTTGAACTGCCATAGTTTCCCTCTGTAGTTATAAATCAATACCATTAAATTGTTCTAATGCATGTTTGTGTTCATCTGAAAGCTCGAAAATCAAATCACCATATTCAAGTTGATAAGTGCCGAAAGACATCAGAAAGGCTACGGCTGGGTCTATTTTGTTTGCTGCCTTCTTCTTGTTCGGTTTAATGTTGGCGTTGGCATCGGTTTCCATCACCACATTGGATAACGCCCACGCAAGCACCGGATCGCCGTTGTGTTCTATCATCTGTCGGTTTATTAATACTTCTGCACTTTTCGCCACCGGGCTAAATCGTTGATAGGTTTGCGGGAAGGGTTCAACCTCAAGCCCAGCCGCTTGTAATTGTGTGCGTAGGTGAGTTGCATTCCATACGTCAAAGCCAATCATCTTAATATTGAAACGTTGTGCATCTTTTAAAATATCATCTCTGATTTTGTCGTAGTCGATACAGTCGCCTTCTGTTGCAATCAGCCAGCCACTACGCACCCAGTTTCGATACATTGCACGGTTTTTATTTGCCACGTTATTAAGTTGAAATTCAGGGATATAATGCCGAGTAACTAACCGCACTTTCTTCCCTTGTGGAAAGGTATAGCAAAGGCTGGTTAAGTCATTGGTGCTAGATAAATCCAGTCCTAAATAGCAATCTTGGTGAAGTAAATCGCTTTCGGTGTACTGCCGTTCGCATTGCGCCCAGTTGCCTTCGCCTAGCCACGGGGTTGTGCCTTGGCACCATACATTAAATCGCTTGGTAAGCATTTCCACCCATTCGGAAGGAATTCCCCTCGCTTTTTTAATCGTGTTCTCAAAATCAAGGTAAGGAATGGATTTACCAATATTGGGATTGGCTTTTATCCAGTTCTCTTGCTTGTCGATTTCGTTTTCTTCGTCCAGTTCAAAAATCAATACGAATAAGCTATCGTTCTGCTCATTCCCTTCAAGGATTTGTGCGCAATAATCATAATGCTGTTTACAAGCCGAAATCACATTACTGCCAGCCGTTGTAATAGCAAAGAGTAAACCTTCTGGGCGTGCGCCTTGTCCTAGTTCTAGCGCGCTATAGACGCTGTTGTCCGTGTGTAGGTGATATTCATCAACAATCGCTAAACTAGGGTTCGTTCCTTCAATGGTTGAGGATTTAGCAGCCAATGGGCGCATGATACTGTTGTTCTTAGGGTTGATGAGTTTGTGCTGTTGAATATTGAGCCGTTTTTTCAGTAAAGGCGAAAGTAAGCACATTTGACGCGCATCATCAAAAACGATTCGGGCTTGGTCTCGGCTCACGGCTGCCGTGTATATATCTTGTTGGCCGCCTTCCATCACCAAAAACCAATTGGCTGAAACGGCTGCTACCGTTGATTTTGCGTTCTTTCTTGCTACTTGAACGTAAGCAGAGCGATATTTTCTTAATCCTGTATCTTTTCGTTTAAAGCCGAGAATGTTGGCAAAGAGAAAAACTTGCCAATCTGAAAGAATAATCGGCTCGCCGCGCAAGTGCCCTTTAACGTGTGGGCATAGTTTCGAGAAAGCGATAAATTTTTCTACCGCACTTTGATCAAAGAAATAATCGGGGTTGTTTAAATCGTTAAAATAACGCGCTACGGCTTGCTTTATCTTCTTACAAGCCACTATTTCACCTGATTGAATTTTCTCTGCGTATTCGTGCCAGATTGCCATATTTAGCCTACATTGTGAGGATTTCATCAATCATATCGGTTGAATCAACTTCAACAGGATTTTTTCTACGGCTAACTGGATCAAAGCCTAACAGTGAGGACATTTTCACCATCACTTTTTCTGCATCAGCTTTCGCGGATAATGCGGGGTTTCTTGATTGCGTGCCTTGGCTATTGACGATTGAAAAGCCGTTTTTGTGAATATCTTCAACCGCTGCACGGAAAAGAGAATAGTTCACGCAATATAACTCAAGGTGAATTAAATCGGCATCTTGAATATCGCCACGTTCAAGAAGTTGAGGGATGCGCTCTTTCCATACTGATTTAGCAATCGGATCTAAAAAACTTGGCGGGGTGTGTAAATTCTTCTTTTTGGCTGTCATTGTGTTTCCTTATTTTCAAAAAAATTTCCTTGCATAAAAATTAAAGGGGGCGGGCGGTTCTTTAGGCTTGCCAATTTCTTTCAAAAACTCCCCCCCACCTGTTCAAATTGTCTTTTGTTCAAAATTTATACCAATCCAAATTTGGATTGGTTGGCTTAGTTGTTACCATATGACCACAACTCAACTGTGGATATATCACCATAATTCAGGCGTTTCGATATCAAAACGGTTCACTTCTTCGCACCAAATCCGCGTTGGTCTATTACTCGTGTTTTATAGCTATGGCAATCACGACATAAAGATTGATGGTTAGATTCAACCCAAAATAGCGGATCTGCTTGTCCGTTCTCAACTGGCTTGATATGGTCTATCACTGTAGCGGGCGTGTAGATACCTTTCTCTAAGCACATCACGCAAAGAGGGTGATGCTTTAAGTATTGCGCTCGGTATTTGCTCCACTTGTGATCGTAACCTCGTGCGCGACTGCTTGGGCGGTTGTCCTTTGGCTTATGCTCTTCACATCTGCCCGACTTCACTTTATTTCTGCATCCAGGATAACTACAACGTTTTAATGGTTGATATGGCATATCGGTTACTAAATTCTTAGTAAGCGCAAGGCTCTCTATAGACTTCCCATAGTGCGGAAATCGTCATGGGTGCTTGTTTAAGATTGGCTAAGTCTGTTATCGCCTCTCGGTTTGTGTAGAGGTAGGCGATATACATTAAGCAGCCGACTTTAATTGATGGCGTAAACGGAACGGTATTTTCTGTTTCTTCATCACCAAAGGTTTTGCCAATATGCTTTTGGCATACTTCCAATGTAGCGACCTTATAGGTTTCGAGTAACGCATCATCTAAATCATGATCGAGATTTAAATGTGCTTTGATGTCATCTAGGGTTAAATTAATATTCTCCATAAGCCTCGCCCTCTTTACACATTAACTGCAATTCTCGGTGTGATTCCATACTGTCAATCACCGAATAAATATCAAATAGTCGTTTACCGTATTTAATTCGCATTTTGTTTGTAATGCCCTCAATGTAGCGAATGCGGATGCGGATGATGTTTTCACCCATTTGAAATGGGCCGCTAAAATACTCTCGCCCTTGCAATGGCTCTACACTGGCGCGGACGGTTGCGATATGTTTCCAAAATGCTTTGTGTTCACCGTGTAGATTGGTTTCTCGCTCTCGGGGATAGTTTCTCGCCTCAATGGTGATGACCTTGTTATATTTCCCAGCCTTAAGCATCACTGCCATTGCTTGCCCCCTGTTCTTGTTCATCACCGCGTTTAACTTCTACGGTTTGTTTCCAAGCCTGGCTAAATTCATCTCCACCTTCATAAGGCGGTAAACCTTCACGGCGGCGAACTTCATTCGGAGACATTACCCCCGCTTTGATTGCCACATCATAGCTACTGAAACGTTCGCTTTGACTGGTACGAAGTAGGTCGCTTGTATCAAATTCGATTAAGTAACGTTTATTGGTGTTGCTGCCTAAATCAATCATCAAGGCATCTTTGAGTTGTTGTTCAAAGTTAGTAAGCCAAGGGCGCAAGGTTTGAGAAAGAAATGCGCGGCTTGCCTCACTGAAATTCGAATAGCTACTATTCGAGTAGTCTTGTAAGAAAATCGGGCTAATATTGTAAATTCGGGCAATATCGGAAATGGTGAACGTGCGACTGGCTAACCATTCTGCATCTTGGTTTGTCATACCCAATTGTTTATATTCCATTGAGCCCTCAAGAATAGGCGTTTTACCCGCATTCTTCGCCCCTTTGTAACGTTCAAGGGCTTTGACGGCTTTCTGTGCTTTTGCATCATCTAACCATTCGGCCGTTGAAATAAGTCCGCTTGCCATCAATCCGTTTTTCATAATGGCTGCGCCATGGCGTTGTTGGGCTAAACCTAATCCGACCGTTTCACGACAAACTGTTATCGGAGAACGCCCCATAAATCCATCAATAGAAATATGGCGTAAATGCAAAATCTCATCTTGAAGATAGTTTTTTGTTACCCCGTTTAAGTCAGTGATTTGATAAATATATTTACCTGTTACTTTACGGAAGATATTTACCGCACTTGGTTGATAGGGAGTAAGGCTTATTGGTTCGCCTTTGTTATTCCACTCAATCACGGCATAAGCGTTACCATTTAGCAAACAATGGCGCATCATCGTATTTTTGAATTGATACGGTGTTTGACTACGATTTGGCATTTCATTGAGAAGATATTCAACAGGATGACGATAGATTCTTTCTCGGCCATCTTCTTTTAGTGCGTATAGATAACAAGGCATTGATGCTACCGCCTCTGAAATGACGGTAACGGCATTCATTACTGCAGGTAACGATTCTGCAGTTTGTGGACTGACAAATTCGCCCGCACCTGTATTGTTTACGCCCATGTAAGATAAAAGCTCTTCGATTGTGGTTGGCTCGCTACGTTGCTCTTTTCGTCTAAAAGGATTCCACATATTAAGCCTCCATCACATCAAGCCACTGTTTCAAAAGTGCGGTAGAGTGTTCTTGTGTTTTTTCTTTGGCAGCGACCATCGAACGTTTAGCAATTTCTACACTACTTTCAGGATAGGCGGGAATGCTTGTTACGGTAACTTCAAAGAGTTCGGCTTTTTGTACGGTTCGTTGGCAAGGCTCTACATCAAAATCCCATTCTTCTTGACTGGCTCTAAATCCAAAGGACATGCCTGTAATATCACCACGCGAGACGCTAACTAATAAATCTTTCCCAATAGTTGTATTAGGCGGTGTGAGTTCAAAACGTAAGCCGATTGAATCTTCTTCTAGTTTTAATGTTCCCGCACTGGTGCGACCGAGTAACTTGGTGTAGTCGTGTTCAAAGAGTGCACGAACATCTTCGCCACTGGCTAAACTTTCACTGAATGCTTTAGGCGCAAAGGATTCTACAAAATCACAGTAAAGCACTTGTGAAGGACTGTTCCATTTGACCGCATAACCAACGAGCTTTTGATTCTCTTCATCGGTCGCAATGGTTGCAGAGCGGATTTCAAATTCTTTCTTCATTTTTCACCTATTAAGCAAAAAAGGGGCTTTCGCCCCTCTATGATTTACGCTGTTGTCTCAATCACTTTAATTGCGTTGGAATCTACCACGCCACCACCAAGATATTTATCAGTATGGACTTTATAGAAGCCCGGTTCGGTAATGTTATCTGGGCGGGTTCTTACGCCGGTTTCGTGATCTACAATGAAGTAACCGCGTTTGAAGTCACCAAAGGCAACTACCGGTTTATTTACGCCGCTTGCCGGCATGGTTTCAAGGAAGTAAACCGGACGACCTAAAAGGGTAGAAGGCGCATCTACGGTTAAACCATCACGCCAAATAAAATCGCCGTTTTTGTTTTTGAGTTTTTGTAATGCCGCCGCAATAGTGGAAGACATCACCCAAACGGCATTTTTACGGTATTTGCTGTGTAAGGTGTAGAACAAATCAATTAGCGTATCAGCGGTGATTTTGTCGGCACCGGCAACTTCTAATTTTTGTAACTTACCAAAGGCGCGTACTTTGTCCGCTTCGGTAGAACGTTCATAGGATAAGAAGCCTTTTGATTTCTTCGTGCCGTCACCATCGGTTAAGTCGATTTCTTCAGTTTCGGTAAAACTTTCAGAAATTTCATCAGTTAGCCAACCTAAAACATCAATGCTTGAGAAGTCTAAGATTTCTTGTGTAGTCTTAGGATAAGCATAGATTGAATTTAAGGCGATTGTTACTTCATGAAGTTTCGGGGTTGTTGTGCCGTTGCGTGCTGTGCCTTCTGTGCCGCGTTCTACTGTGGCACCGCCAGCCGATACTAATTTTTTGTATTCTTTCGCTCCAACTGGTAAGCGTACTACGTTACAAAGTTGGCGCATTACGCTATCGTCTGTTAAGCGTTTCATTACATCTTTGTCTAACTGTGGGATAACTGAATAGCCACCATCTTCACCGTTAGCCGTCGTTAAATTGCGAAGTTCACCAGTTTTAATGTAATGGCGCAATTCATCATTTGAAAATTGTTTAGCACCACGTTGCTCTACAGGACTAACATTGCCTTCAAGGCTACGCTCTTCATCTGTTACAGTTTCATATTTACTGATTTCTGCACTAATCTGCTTGCTTGAATCTTTTAGCTTTTCAAATTCCACCGATTCAGATTCATTTAATGATCGATTTTCTTTTTCTGCTTTATCAAGCATTGCTCGCATTTCTGCGACTTTTTCTGCCTTTTGTTGGCGTAACTCAATTAATTTTTTAAGCATAATTAGTCCTTATTCATTATAGTTGATATCAAACTGGAGAACTGATGAAATCCATGCAGCTTGCTCTTCATCATAGTTATAGTCATAACTCTTTAATGAAATATTAAGAACAGATTTTAATTCGCTGTTATAAATAGTATTTCGAATTAACTCTGCAATATTATCTAATTCATCTTCGCTAGAGTGAGGTTTTAAATAAATAGCAATATTGAGTGTTGCATTTAATTCACTATCACAAAGGCAAGTTTGATCTAAACTAATATCTTCTAAATAAACGGAAATAGCAGGACATTGTTCAGAAGGATTTAACCCAAGGATGCGGCCGCTATAAAAACGTTTAACGTGACTTGAAAGAGTAGGTTTTAATCTTTCAATTACTTCATTTCTAATTTCTTCATGTATAAGCATTTTTTACCCTTATTTGTTCTTAATTAAGAGGGCTTATAAAAAGCCCATAGAACAATATATATACAAAAAATATAAAGTAAACACCTTAAATTTCAATAGTTTAGATGCGTTTAGATACGTTGAGTTAAATATTTTATTCAGTGATTTTTTTAGGTGATTTTGGGTTTGAAAAGATAATTTAAGATAGGAATTTATCTATTTTTTATAGGTGAAGACTGGTGAAGACTTGAATAGGTAGTCTTCACCCTTATAAATATATAATAAATAAGGTTTTTTTATTATTTTTTTAGCAAAAGTGAAGAGGTGAAGACTATAATAGAAAAAAAGTTTTTTGATATACTGTGATTTATCAGATTTTGCCTTAGTAACCAAAATAGTAACCAAAAATAAATGAACTAAAATAAACTTATTTTAAATCAATATTTTATATAACCAATTTACTTCTCGCCCAGGCACCAAATTAAAAAATATACAGCACTAAAAGCATTACAAAGCCTTGATTCTACTGAAATCAAGGCTTTCTTATTCCCTATACTCCACTATAAAATACTATCGAACCTTAGAATTTTAGTAATAGACTTAATAATATATTCACACTAAGGCAAAAAAATCTATTACTAAAACAGCATAGAGACTTGTAAATACTAGGATTATCGCCTAGTTTGCTATATTACTAAGTAGGGCTATTTTATGGCATACTTAACAAATCCGCTTTCTGACACCCAAATTAAAAAAGCAAAACTGAAAGAAAAAGATTGCTCCTACTTTTACAAACGATTCACGAATACATACATAACTAAAAGGACTAAGCCCTGTAGATTACAGAGCTTAGTCCTTGATTTCATAGTCTAACTTTTTCAATGAAAATTATTTTTTACATTCAAAGTGCGGTATTATTCCGCATTGTTTTTCGATTTAATAATGGCGTAAACCACACCTGTTGATAAAGCACCAATCGCAATTGCACCAAGATATTTCAACGGCTCAGACACAAATGGAATGACAAATAATCCGCCGTGCGGAGCTTGTAATGTAATATTTAATCCCATTGAAATCGCACCAGCCACCGCACCACCAATCACAGAGCTAATAATGACTCGAATTGGATCTGCTGCCACAAATGGTAATGCACCTTCAGAAATAAAACATAAACCAAGAACAAATGATGCTTTCCCCGCATCGCGTTGGCTAACGGTAAATTTATTGCGAGCAATCCAAGTCGCAACTGTCATACCAATTGGAGGAACCATACCCGCGGCCATTGCCGCAGCCATTGGTGTATAAACTTGGGAAGCAATCAATCCAACCGAAAAAGTATACGCTGCTTTATTTACCGGTCCGCCCATATCGATACACATCATTGCACCGATAATTGCACCTAACACAATCGCATTCACTTCGCCCATTGAAGTAAGCCAATTACTTAGCTCTTTCATAATTTCAGCCACTGGTGGATTGATGAGGTAAATCATCGTCAAACCAACAATCATCGAACCTAAGAGCGGTAAAATTAAAATCGGTTTTAATGAAGTCAGACTTGCTGGCAATCGAATAATCACATTTAGCCCTTTCACCACATAGCCCGCTAAGAAACCCGCAATAATACCGCCAAGAATCCCTGCACCCGCTTCACTTGCCAGCATCCCAGCAATCAAACCAACTGCAAGCCCTGGACGATCCGCGATAGAAAATGCAACGTAACCGGCAAACACGGCAATCATTAACTTGAACGCCACACCACTACCGATATTCATCAACATATTGGGAAGATCTTGAAAAACTCCTGTATTTTCAATTACATTAAAACTGAACATAAAGGAAATCGCGATCAACAATCCCCCCGCAACCACTAACGGTAACATATGAGAAACGCCAGTCATTAAGTGTTTGTACACACCTTTTTTCTCACGGCTTTCTTCTTTCGCTCCTGCATTATTTCCACCATCAAAAATTTTGGCTTCTTTAAATGCTTTATCAAATTCTTGCTCGGTTTTCTTCAAGGCTAATCCTGTTGAAGTGCGATATATTGGCTTACCTTTAAATTTATCTAAAGGCACGTCAATATCTGCTGCAACAAATACCAGATCAGCCGCCGCGACTTCTTCTGCAGTAATTTTATTGCCAGCCCCAACTTGACCACGGGTTTCAACTTTTACATTCCAACCTTGTTTTTTCGCATAGGTTTCAATCGCTTCGGCTGACATAAACGTATGAGCAACGCCTGTCGGACAAGCCGTTACCGCAACAATATTTTTTACACCAGAAACACCTGTAAAACTCACCGCACTTTTCGGTGCAACATAATCAGCCCCATTGGCTAAGGCATTTGCCAACGTGACTTCAGGAGAAATCATGGCGATAGCTTCGCCGATAATAAAGACTTTTTTACCAACTAAATCGGGGTTATTTGGTAATACAGAACCAAATACAAGAACAAGATCTGCTTCGGCTGGTGTTTCTACAATAGAGACATTCGCTTTTTGTGCAGCTGCTCGAAAAACTTCATGTAATAAATAGGCTTTCGCATCGCCTACATTAGCTGATTGGGTTAAAAATAACTTCATACTATCCTTCAATCATCGTTATTTGTACTTTTTCTAAAATGGGGTCAAGTAAACTCAAATCACTCACACCGACGTTACTCTGAGATACCGCAAAAGCGGACACAGCCGTAGCAAAAGCTAAGGTTTCAGCTTTAGATAAACCTTTTTCAAAACCATAGATTAAGCCTGCTACCATGGAATCGCCTGCTCCAACGGTACTCACGACATTTTCACATTTTGCTGGTTCGGCTTTGAGCACGCCTTCATTATTAATCCATAAAGAACCTTTTGCGCCCATTGAAATAATCACGTTTTCAATGCCTTCCGCTTTGAGTTGCTGTGCAGCGGCAATAATTTCTTCAAGACGATTTAATGGATGACCAACCCAAGCCTCAAGTTCTCGATGATTGGGTTTTACTAACCAAGGTTTCGCTTTTAATCCAGCGGTGAGCGCAGCATTGCTACTATCAAGCACCACTTTAACGCCAGCTTGATGAAGCTGATTTAACCAATCAGCAAACAATTCAGGAGATACACCTCGAGGTAAACTGCCACAAACTGCGACAATGTCATAATTTAAACAATAAGCCAAAGAATCCGTCACAAATTGTTGCCAAACTTGTGGGCTTATTTGATATCCCAAGAAATTTAAATCTGTCACATCCGCTTCAGTCTCGGTAATTTTTACATTGATACGTGTTTTGCCATCCACACGGTGGAATTTATCTTCCAAACCGTGCTGATTAAACATTTGCTCGAAATCAGCTGAATTATCCTTGCCCAAAAAGCCACCGACTGCAACATTAACGCCTAAATCTTTTAGTACTTTTGCGACATTAATGCCTTTTCCAGCAGGGAATAAGCCCAATGTTTCTACCGTATTTACTTCGCCAAGTTGAATACGATTTAAACGCCCAACTAAATCATAGGCGGCATTTAAGGTAATGGTTACGACGCTTGCCATACTATTCCCCTAAACCCGATTCAATCACAGCACTGATTCCGTCAATAGCTTGTTGTGCTTCTTCGCCCGTCGCAACAAAACGTAAACGAGTCCCTTTCACTACGCCTAATGCCACAATTTTCATCAAACTTTTAGCACTCACTAATTGAGAATTACGATCAAGGTTTTGAACTGCTACGGAAGCATTATATTTCTTCACTTCGTTTACCAATATTGCACTTGGGCGAGCATGCAAACCTTGCTCATTTTTAATCACAAATACGGCCTCAATGGCATTTGCTGGCAAATTATCATCTTCTGTTACCGCAGGTATGTGAATTTGATCGCCCATAATCTCAATGGTATCGGGTTCAGACGGTGGCACTGCCGAAACATTCTCGCCCAAGCCATTGGCTATCGCTTTGCCCAATGATTCTATCGCTTGTTTGGCATCTTCTCCCTCTGCCACAAAACGTAAACGATGACCTTGTGTTACACCAAGCGCAACAATCTTCATCAAACTTTTTGCGCTGACGACTTCACTTTCACGAGTAAGATTTTGCATGGTTATTTTAGAAGTGAATTTTTTCACTTCATTAACCAAATTTGCACTTGGGCGAGCATGTAAGCCGTGTTCATTACGAATTGTAAAGGTTCCTACAACAGCACCTTCTACAGATTGAGTTTCAACATCACTCGATGAACCCAAAAGTGCGGTCAAAATTTCTGTTGAATTTCCATTGAGCAAGGTTGTTTGGACATCGTCATCTAATAAACGCGCCAAAGTTGGATTAATTTGATCACCGACGGCTGAAACGGTTATCACGCCTTTTACAGCTTTTCCATTGTGACTAAAAATCGTTTTGGCACGACTAAATGCTAAGGCATTTTTCATATTTCCTACGACAGAATCCGTTACCCATAACCCTTTGCCAAGCGGTAATGCCGCATTATTTATCACTTCAGAAATAAAGCGATTTTCTACCGCACTTTGCACCTGTAATTGCCCCGCATTAATCGCAACTAAAGTTAATAAACTTTGGGTATTTACATCTAAACTGATATTGGCAGCAGGAATTTCAAATGGATCAATTGTCTCGCCCATTAAAATCGCACAAAATTCAGCCACATCAGTTATTTTTGCTAATTTTGCTGCGGTATCTTCATCACTCAAAACGTGGGTAAGTTGACGTAATAAGGACAAATGCTCATCAGATCGCGCCGCAATACCAATCACGACATAAGCAATATTTCCTTCGCCCCATTCTATGCCTTGAGGAAATTGAAACACTTGCACGCCCGTTTTCTTTACCATCAAACGAGTATCCAAGGTGCCATGAGGAATAGCGATGCCATTGCCTAAAAAGGTCGAGGTTTGCAGCTCGCGCGCTAACATTCCTTGTAAGTAACCATTTTCAACATTGTCTGCTTGAACCAATGCGGACGCTGCCATTTCGATCGCTTGTTGTTTATCAATTGCGTTAGCATTTAAATGAATGTTGCTTTCCGAAAGTTCTAACATTCTTGCTCCTTAATAATTTAAAAAGAAAGCTGCGGATGAAACAAATCGACCAGCAGCTTATTGAAAAACAATTATTTAGATGTACAGGCTTTCAGCAGCGCTTCACTACCTTGCACAATATATTCATCATTTTCTCCGCGCGCTTCGCCTTTTTGTAAATCACGCATCGCATCATAAATACCTTGAGCCATACTTTGC